GATGCCTGTGCTGCCTGAAACAATACTAGCATTTGAGTTATTCGCCACGATCTGCTCGATCTCATCCCCGGAGTAGCAATTCTCGCAAACCAGACCGTGCCCGCTCCCGCCTTGAGTAACCGAAACGCGCTTGAGGTTCGACACTCCGTTCCCCTGCCACCACACTACGGCTGAGGAGTTGGCGGCGTAGATGTTCATATCCTCAATCGACATGGCGCTATACTGCCAGGGCCAGTCGTTGGTGTTGCCGTCCCAGGTGACTCCATAAAGCATTTGCAGTGCCGGAACTGTAGTGCTAGTCGAAACAATGTTGGTTCCGTAGGCCGAGACCGTAGGCGTCAGAGCATGAACACTATGTCCGTCGCCGTAGAATTTGAAGCCGCCGCCTTGCGCGAAAGTGCTTGTCACTGGGTTGCAGAATCCGGGATTGTTCGTAGCGTCGTAGTTGAAGTAGAGCGTAGATACCTTGTAGCACTTGCCAACCGCGGTAGCGGGCGCATAGACATTGTGCAGAGTACAGGAACCGGCGTTGATTGCCGCCTGAATCGCCGCCGTGTCGTCTGTCGAGCAATCGCCGACAGCGCCAAAGGAACGCACATCGATTGCAGGGATGCTGCTGGTTCCTGTGCTGATGGTGAAGAAGTAGTTATAGCTATTCCCCTGCGCCGTGATAGTCGCCATGTACTGCCCCGGCTGAAACCAGCCTCCCATATTCCCATAAGGGTCAGCGCTCAAAACGCAGGTAGATGAGCCGTTCAAAACAACCTGCATCGGCGTGGGCGATGTCGGGCAAGTTGTTGCGCTTGTGGCTGAAATGTAGGTCGTCGCCAGCGTCGTGCAAGTCGATCCAGAGCACGAATAGAACGTCACGCCCGCGCCGGGAATGGCGTAGACAGGAAGCAGATTGCCGCCCTGCGCCTGTACTGTCGTGATGGGAAGATCCCAGCGGATATTCTGCGCGGCGAGCGATGGGAGTATAATGGCAACGATGCTGATAATCATCGCAGCCATTTGCATCTTTCTCGCGCTCGCCCTCCCGATCATCGAAGTGTGGCAGGAGCGAGATTGGCCCCGCGCTACGCTTTTCGGTTCTATCTGTCTCATTGCTCTTGCTCTCCTGTGCGTTTTTGTCTGAGATACTCCATCAGATGATCGATTGCCGGGGTTGCTATCGCTCTTCCGATCAGCGGCGTAACCGGCGAATACAACGCTCTCGCCATTGCGATCTTAGCAGCGGGCGCGCTGGCAATTTCCGGCGCAAGCAATCCGGCCGCCCCACCGGCGATCATGCCCGGCAAGCCCGCCGATCTCGCACCGCCAGCCGCACCCATCGCCGCGCTGGTCAACGCTCCGGTTCTTGCCCCTACGCGCCCCATGACATTACCTGCCACTGACGGATCATCACGGACGAGGGTACGCAGGCCAGTTCGAGCGGGGATGAGATTGTGCATCATTTCATCCGCTTCTACCGCGCCGGGAACTTTTGCATGGAGTTCGGAAGTCAGTCCGCCATATCCTTCTTTTGCAGCCGCAAGCGGCGCGCTGTTGACGACCTGGGTCCATTGCCTATTGGATACAAAGTTCTTCCCGAACCCGCGGCGTGCGTCAAGCGCCTCTTGGGGGGTTAGCATCTCTGGACGCTCGGGTCCGTAGTCGCCATGCCCGCGCAGAAAATCTACAAGATTCTGAATTTGATCTACATCACCGGGAACACGCTGTCGAGAAGCGGTGCTCAGCGCCGTTTCCGCTGGCCTCAGAGCCGCAGCGGTAGAAACGATGCGATTGGGTTCTGTGGAAGGCGGGATTGATGCGCTCATTTCTGGACGACGCAGCATTGTTCCCATCCGAGTAGTAACCTGTTCTGGGTTCTGGAGCGGCGTGACACGCCCAGATAACTCCGGATGTTCCGACCCGCTCAGATAGTGCGGATTGATTCCGGGATACTCGGAAACGTCCGCCATCGGGTTTCCGGAACGCGGTTCGTTGGGTTCCTCTGGGTTCACTGTCGCGTCAAACGCCATCGGGTGCATCCTCGGATTGCGCGGTGCAGGTGCGGGAGCGAGCGGAATTTCTTCTTGAGGAGGCATCAAGAATCCCGCGATGCGTGGAGCGGGCCGCACATTAACGTTATTCACAGAAGTGTCTAAGTCCCTTCCAGCCTGCCCGATTCTTTCCTCTGTATTCCTGAGAACCGTTGACGGGCGGATTCCCCGCGTTTCGTTAAGCAGTGCGTTGGCAGTATCGCTGCTGATTTTTCCGGGGATCGCAGAGCGCATGAGCGGGTTAGCCAGCAATCTTCCGCCTTCCCCGAACGCACTCATGCCGGCGCCAACCGCCGCGCCAGTGCCGACAGGCTCACGGTTCATCCCGCTTATTGCCGCGTTGCTGACTGCGGACGTTCCGATACGGGCCAATGGGCGAAGTAGGCCGGGAAGATGCTCCGCGCCCTCAGCCGCCATCGATTCAGCCTTGGCGGGAAGCAGATAAGACGCCATCTCGCCGCCTGTGCGTCCCATCGCTTCGCCCAGATTCGCAGGCTTTGCAAGTTCGTCAAGTTGCGCCTGATGGCGCTGCATCGCTTGATCGAATTGGGAACCGCTCACGCCAGGAATCATCTCAAGCGCCTTGCGCCCGAAGGCGTGAGCACCTGAGAGCAAGTTGGCTCCTTCGCGCAGTACGCCTGTGCCGATCTGTCCGGCGGTGGGATTAACTACTTCGGTTCCGGCTGGGTAATTTGGGGACGAGCCTTGGCCTTCGCCAGCGGAGGTGTATTTGCTCCATGGCCCTTCGCTCGCAGCCGGGGCTGCCTGTGCCGCGTACTTCGACCATGGCATCGCCGGGGTGCTCATTGTTTCACCCAGTTTTCCTGCTTGCCCGGATCGCCCCCTTTGAAGCGGTAGCCGTTTTCCACCGTTCCGGGCGTCGGGCCGCTAGAATTATCGCCGGGAACCTGAATCCCCTTCGACTTTCCAAGGTCGTTCATCGTCTGCACGATTTCCTTGCGCTGTTCTGGAGAAAACCATGTGCCAGTCTGCGCATGGTAAGCGGCTCCTTTTGCGCTGTTAACCCAGCTTTGCATACGGTGCAACTGGTCAATCTGCGCCTGATTCATGCGGAAGCCGGTTGAGGGCTTTGCCATCTGAAAAAATTGGTCCTGCAACGCCTCGTCAGACGGTCCTGTGTACTGACCGCCTTTCAAATAATCGTTTGCGAACTTGAGCGCAGAGATTGTCGGCGCATCGGCGCTTCCCTCTTTCGAGTTCTGCTGACTCTGGCCGGCAAGCGATACGGCGCCAGAAGGTATCTTGTCGCCGGGATGAAGCTCTACAACCTTTTTCGAGCCATCTGGTTGCGGCACGGACCACAGGTTCTTCTCTCCCGCGTTTACGTTCACAGCGGGCCGCTCGTAGTGCTTTCCGAGGTCTACGACCTTTTGGCCCTGCTCGTTGACGCCGTAAACGTGAGGCCCATCTGCCGCATCCACTGTCTGATAGGTGAGCTTTATGGGCGCGCCGATTGGCTTGCCATCCACCGTGACATGCTGTGCGGTGCCGTCCGGGTGAATCATCATCGGGCCAGCGGGTGTTTCCTCGAACTTCGCAGGCGGGTTCTGGAGGTTGGCAGTCTCTGCGTTCTCATGTCCAGCGGTTGCATTTTCCTGCCCAATCCGCGCCTCTGCTTCCGGCACAACCTCCGGCGTCTCCGCTTCGGTTTTCTGCGCCGTCGCGTTCTCGCTGGCAGTCTGCGCCTCTTTCTGCGCGTTGCCTACATCCTGCGTGAGCGCGGTGTTGGCTTGCCCCAAGAGCATGTTGTGATTCAGGGTTGTGCCGGGAATCTCGCGCCCAATGCCGGGAGCAGCATTTGCCAGCGTATTGCCGAGAAAGCCGCCTACTTCCGCCGCTCCGCCGAGCAATTTTCCAGCAAGAGGATGTGCCTGGCCGAGACGGGAATTAGTCACGTCGGAGTAAAGATTCTCCCACCCCGGTTTTTTCCCCAGTAGCGCACCCCGCGCGTTCGTGTCGCCCTCGATTGTTCCGCGTGGAGCAGTCACGTTAGGTTGCTGTGCCGGCATCAATGCGGGTGCGCTCTCTGGCATGACGATGTTTCCCGGAGGCGGACCGGCGTCAGGATGAGGCAAGAGCATCCCCGGAGGCAATACAGACGGAGCCGTGGCCGCTGCGTTCGCTTCAGGCGAAGGTAACGACGGATTCGCCATCTTTACCGCAGCCTGAGCGCCCGGACTCATCGCAGCCATATGCGACTGAATCTCGCTGAGAATCGGATTGAAGTTGAAGCTGCCCATTTACCACCCGATGTCGCCAGAACCGATCTTGCTTACGGCGGTCCCAGCCTGACCGACTATATTGTTCATTGCGCCCTCGCCAAGGCTCTGCAAATACTTCTGCCAGAACGATTGCGGAGCCGTGGCCTCGTTCTTGAGCGCCGTATTCGACGCCTCCAAACCGCCCAGAGCCTCGCGGCTATTGGCCCCGTAGAGCGAGTTCAAGCCTTGCAATCCCTCTTGCTGCTGTTTCTGCTTGAGGTTCACGTTCTCATTCTGGGCCTGGAGATTGGCCTTCGAGAGATTCTGGCTTGCCGCTTCGCCGCTCTTCGCAATCGCCGCGTCTGCCGTTCCAGCGTTCTTTGTGCGCGCCGAGAGAAGCGAACCTTGCCCGACAGCGCCAGCGTTGGCACCTCCGGCCGTCTGCATATTAGATGTCTGGATTTTCGCCATGTCCGCTGGATTGATGCCCTGCGGGTTGGTCGCCATCGTGGAGAGCGTAGGGCTCAGAGTTCCATAAAGGGAATTGGCGTTATTGATCCCTGTCTGCGCGATGGATTGGCCTGTGCCGGAATTGGCGAGGTCACCGTTCTTCGCTGCCGTTCCCATCGTCATGTGCGTCCTCCGCGAGAAAGACGGCTGATTGGTAGCCCTCTTTCCATCCCAAAGACTTCAGCCTCCGTAAAAAGGCTCTTTCTATCTTCGGCGCGACGAGAGCAATGATCCTCTTGAAGCCCGTTTCGTTCACGTATCGTAATAATTCCCCTTGTAGTATTCGAAGACGCCTCATTCTGGCGGCTGGATGCCCAGGTGCAATCACCAAAACCGCCTCCGGAACCATCCTGATTCCTGCATGGGCTACAATCTGCCCATCCTCCACCATAACCCGTTCATACGCAAGCGTTGGAACTTCCCCACCATACAACTTTGCTAGTTCGGCCCGATCAGAATCCTGCCGGGTCCGGATCAAAGCGCACCCTTGTGGCGCCGGAGATGGCACCCGCGACAGAGCCAAATAACATCCAAGGGTTTGGAATAGTCCTCGTGATGCTTTTCAGCTTCCCTGCTTCCATAATCCATACACGGCAACCGCGTTAGTTTTCCGCGCCGTTGATACACATTCGCATAAGACCGGCAATTCATCTTTTTGCGTTGATCTACAGTCAAAGGATGAGTTCTCCGGAAATTTCGCATGGCAGCCGCATGATGCTGTTTGCAGTAACGCCCAGACTTTCTTCGAGGGTTTGAACAAAGTGAGCAATTCATATTCGAAGTGTACCACCGAAACAAACGTGGAACATTTTATCTCACTGGCGGCTGTCCTGTTGAGCTTCTAAATGGTACAGGGCCTGGTCCAGAGACGGCCCCGGCCGCTGGCCCCGTTCCTGTGCCCTGCGGCGATAGAAACAGCGGCCCCGTGATGCTACCCCCTCCCTGCACTGCAATCGGCGTTGCTCCGCCGTGAATGACAGGCTCGCTTGGCCCTGACGCCGCATAGGACTTGTACGCCCGAAAGTAACGAGTTTGGTTCCCGATGAACTCGGTGTGATTCCGTAGTTCTGTACCAGACGCCTGCGTGTGGATCGCGTCCGTAAAGTTCGGATTGGAGGCGTGCTGCACCCAATACTGGACGCCCCGGTAAAGTGGTCCTTGATCGTTCAATGCAATGTGTGCGTAACCGTCGCGGGCCGTCACCTGAATGCCCATCGGCGACGGCGGAGGCTGTGGTTCTCCGGTCGCATTTCCGTTGGTCTGCTGCAAATGGTTCGACACGGCGGAATTCAAGTCCTGCATCGCTTCGTACAACCGCCCACCGTACTCCTTCCCAGCCGTAGAAGGGTCGGTTGTTCGGAGATAGTCGAGATTGCGAATTTTCAGTGGCATACTTCGATCAGCTTTTCAATCGGAGGAATTGACTGCTCGTACATCAGCACATCTCCAGTTCGGATGTTTTTCGGCAGAGGTTCTGTGAAGATCAATTCGTTCGTCGTAAATCCACGTCGATCTTCCGGAATCTCGGCAATGGTAAGCTCGGCTAGTTTTTCCCAACCGCGGGGTTTAGGGTGAATTCGATATGCTGTGACCTTCATACCGGGCAAAAATGCCTTGGATACGTTGACCATCGCTCTTTTCTTTGTCCGCGTGAATGAATCCAGAATTCCTGCACCGTGATTTTTCATTCCGAAATCGACAATGTTCATTGTGCTGCACCCCTCGTCTTTAGTCTAGTCGGAATCAAAGCCACTGTCACCATCTGCAAATAGTACGCATTGTCTGTCTGTTCGGCCAAGGGCACGGACGAGAACTTGAGGAAGAAACGGCTTCCCCGTGCAATAATCATTCCACCGCCGCCCCACTGCAAATCGATGTTCGGTTGGCTCACCGTGCGCTCGCAGGAAAGCGGCCAGATATTCGCGGGGTTGTTCGGCGCGACTTGCACGAGCATTGTCCCCGCCGGCCACGTCACCGTCGCCAGAACTCCGAAGAAGCCTTTTTGATGGCTGCCGACCTGCAATTGCTGCTCACTGCCCCTATTGACGAACCCGTAGGTGTAGTAATAGCTCGACACCAGCCCATAGTCGTCGTCGGTATATTTGCTCGGATTGAGCGTATACACATTTCCATAGCCGCCCACGCCGGGAGTTACGCCGTTGCCGCCGCCGAGCACAAGGGACAGATTCCCAGCCTCCCGGTACATCAGCGCCGCGCCATTCATGCTCATGTTCCAGAGCGACCATTTGCGGTTATTGTCGGTGACGATGAGCCTTCCCGAAAATCCCACCCGGATGGGCGGTGCTCCCGCGATTGCCGCCGCCGAATCGAGGTTCCGGTAGGACATGAACAGGAGCTTGCTCGGAGCCGTTGCAACGCCCATCGGCACGCCAAAGTATAGCGCTCTCTCGACAGGATCGTTCACGCACCAGACCGTCTGAGCCGCCGCTTGGTTGATTTGCTCCCAATCGGGCTGAATCTCCTGCGAAATCTTGTCTGGATAGGCCCCGCCGAAGATACGCGCCCCGGATAGCGACGCCCAGGCCATCCATTCTTCACCGCCTGAAGCCGCTGTGTCATCCGCCTGCGACTTGGTAAGGGAAAATGCCGAAAGCGCCCCGCAGTTCGCTCCTACCTCGTTCACCGTCCATCCAGAGGGTACCGTGGTGCCGTTGTCGGTCGTCTCGTGCAGCCTGCCCGAAGGCTCTTGCGTCAGCATGTAGAGCGTCTCTCGCATGACGCCAAAATCCATCACTTTGCGCGTGTCCGTGACCGGCCCGAACTTGCTCGTTACGCCGTCGATGCCCTCTGGATTGTTTCCGTAGGAGCCGAAAAGAACCCCATCGAGATAGGGCGTTTGAACCGGGATCACGGAAACTTCATCGGCGACGATATTTGCCGGCGCGCCGACAAGCACACTTCCTGCCATGCCAATTTGCAGGTTAACCGGAATTGCTGCGGGCGTCTTGGCGGCGAAAGTCGCTTCAAGATAAGAACCATTCACGTTCATCGCGGAATTTGGGAACGTAGCTATCGTGCTAAATCCGCCCAAACTCGTGAAAAGTGAGACAACAGCCCCCGGAAACCCCAATCCTATTCCGTCAGGCTTGAACCATGCCCGGACCTTGTAAAGCGTGTTTGGCTGAAGAATTGGGTTTCCGTAGGCGTCGAGATAGGCTGACTGCGAGATAAAGCCACCATCTTGATGAGTGCCGGATGTCATTTGCCACTGCGTGTTAGGACGCCCAGCAAGACTAACCGTTACCCCTATATTCGTTCCCACAGAAGGAGTCGCCAGTGTCCATCCCTGCGGCGTAGTGGCACCCGCCGGATCGGCGTCGAATCCCATGTTGAGGAAATTCTGGACGCGGTTGCGCTGCCCATAGGTAATAAGGCGTGTAGTAAGGCGTGTAGCGTACTGTCCAAATCCCACAGCGCCATCCAAAATAATCTGCGAGATCAGGTCGTTGCCGGGAATCGAAGTTGCCAAGCCCCCAAAAAGCGAGTTGTCTGAGAAATCCAAAAGCACTGATGTGGTCGTGTTGTCGTTGATCTGTGTTGCTTTGCCGACTACCTGCCCATTGACCTGCGGTGCCACGGGGAGATAGAAGAAGAAGGCTCCGTCCGCACCGGTGAACTCCAAAATCCGCGCTACGATATTCGTCGGTCCCTTGGGGATATCCGTGATCTGGAGATACTGGCCGCCGTTGGCAATGAATTTCACATAGGGGCTCGGTTTCAGCACGGAGCCCTGACGGGTAACATAGTTCACGCGCATCAGGTGAAAACCGGGCGCAGCCTGCCCGAACGGGGTCGCAGTCCCAACGGCCGTCGTTGCCCCATTTGGCCCGTACTGCTGATATTGGAACTGCGTCGGGCTCAGCACCGCGGTGACGTAGAAGGTTCCTTCCCAAATAAAGCCCACGGTTCCGGTCGACCAAGTACCATCGCAGTAGTTGATAGGGACATAGAAAGTGGTTGGGCTGGGAGCCGATTCAACCTGAAAATAGCTCGGTGTCGGAGTATCGGGAACCGGCCATGAAAGTACGATATTGCCAGTGCTGGCCGTGGCGTTGATCACGTCCGGGTCCGTAGCGGTAATGGGAACCTGGCCATAGGAAATCTGATCGGGCGAAGGAACCGAGACAACAGAGAAAGTTCCATTAAAGCTGAAAGTCGTCCCAGAGGTGGAAGTCGCTACCGAGGCAACCTGCACCACAGAGCCGGGAGTTAGATTGTGATTCGTCTTGGTCGTGATCGTCGTGATGCCTGCCGACCATTCCGCCGCAGCGATATCGGCTACTGTCCCTGGCTCTACTCCCACAATTGAGACGTACTCTTCCGGTGCCAGACCATGAGGCTCTGTCGTAGTTACCAGAGCCAGCCCAGGGGCAGTTTCATTATCGATTACGATGGATTCAACAATGGCGACAGTGCCCGAACCGGAGAGCGTGTAATACACAACGATGGTATAGGGCGTGTTTTCGGGAAACAGGAACACGCGATTGCCGAGAGCGGCTGAAAACGCAAAGCCGAATGTCGGGTCATTGACAATCGAAGGTGTGAGCGATGCGCCCCAAAGATCGGCTGCCCCTCCGTAAGAAAAATTGGTTGGGGATTCAGGAATCGGTGCGCCCGGCGTCTTGGCTGTGCCGATTTGACCGCTACTATTCCAGAGGGCGACGCCAGCCACGGTCGAAGCCGATGCGCCCTGGGTTCCAGCTTGAAACTCCACTTCCACGCCTAAAATGGTTGCATCGGAGGGAATAGTGAAGCCGTATCCAAATGATGTCCATGCAGACAACGGTGTAGTTCCAGTAAACACATCCGTGCGCCACTGCGATCCATCCCACGACCAGTAAGGTGACGCTCCAGTCTGCCCGGAAGGGGCAGGAGACGTGCTGGTCTGATTCACGGTTGTCGAGTTGGAGTCCGGCACGTTGGAAATCTGCACCTGATAGCCAACCTGCAGCGGAGGGTTGACTGGAGTCGCGGTGTTGGCTGTGACGGTATTGTTGTTCCGCGTTAGAGTATTGGGGGACGCCGCCAACTGCGCTGGCGTGGGCGCAAGAGATTGCACCGTTGGCACAGCGCCGGGGCCGTCCTGCGTTACCCTGTCGAGGAATGTGCCATCCCACTGTAGGGGCATCTCCTGCCCATGCAGACCGTCTGAGATAGCGATATATTCGCGCCCGAACGCAGTGGCTGACTTGGCGTAGCTGCCCGGCGTCGAGGTAAACAGCAGATTGCCGATTCCCGGTGCATTGATCGGGTCTTCCCAGAACAGTTGGCCGTTAGAGAATAGATATAGGTTCCTGATCAACCCCGTAGGCAGAACGAAGGATTTCTGATAAGTGCAGGTGGTATTGGCAGGAGCGTTCGACAATACTCGTTCGAGGCAGGGACGAGTCAGAACGGCGCCCGGGATGTAAGTGTTGTCCTGCTCGTCGGGAGACACGCCTTCGGGGAGATCGGTGGGAGCCATCTCCGTGACGCGCCCACCGAAAGTTTCTAGCGGGACTTCAATGATGCCCTTCGTCTGAAACCCCGGCATGTACGCCCCCTCAGATTTCAGACGGGAACCAGGCCCGGCCACGGATCACAGCCGCCAGTAGAGGGGATGAGTATGCGCTTGCCTCGGTGTACTCGGTCAGGTTGTTCATGATCGTGAGCACGCCATTGGCCTGAGTCGTTCCGACAGCGTAGCCGAATAGATATCCACTTGGGGCAGTTCCAGATGCCGGGAATTCCTCGAACTCCACCCAATTCGGCAGAGCGGTTGATTTCAGAGCATCCCCAAGCGCCGTGAGGTCGAGGGTATCCCCATGCGTGTTCGCGCCGCCGTAATTTCCGGTCAACGCAACGGTGAAGTCGATGAAAAGCTGCTTCTGCGTGGTATCCGGCGTGGAAATGACGCCTGAGATCGTTGCCTTTGCTGACATGATTCCTCCTAGTACCCGTAATCGCCAAAAGCGTATGAGTTGCGTGGGCCAGAGCGCGGATGCCTGCGCACATTCGACCGCTGTTTCAGCCTGACATCCCGATTGAAAATCAGTTTTGCTTCCTTCTCGGCGCGCGTCTTGAAAGTCTGCGAATCAACGTCGTCCCTGCCATCGCAGGCTTCTACGCAGATATAATCGGCCAGCGCATCAAGACAACGCGCAATCGGCACCGGCTGCTGATACCACTGCGTAGCGCCTTGAGTCGTGAAATCCGGGAAGAACTGCGCAAACCGAATCCGCAAATCCATAGAATTCTGCGAGCCTGGCATGTACAGCCGGTCGTTGCGCCACTCGAAGAAGCCGTTACGCCAGCCCTTCGGGCCGTCCGGCAAGCCATCCATGCGGCAAACCAGCGGACAAAAGTAGGCATTCTGGCCCGTGATTCTTTCCCAGAGCTTGAGCGGCGAATAGAACTGCTGCGGCAGAGCAAACGCCGTCCAAAGTTGCGTGCCGTCGAAGTAACCCGTCCAATCCAGCCAGCATTGCGAAGCCGGATCGAGCGTTGCCACGGGAGGAAGGCCTGTGATGGTGTACTCGTCGATGCCCCGCGTGTGCCCGAAGTTGGCGAGATACTCCTGAAGCCTCCGCCACGCCGCATTGCACATAGCCTGCGAAAACGGCTGCACATTCTGCAGGATATCGCCCCCGAGAGACTGAATAGCGTCATTTAGACGAGTCCTAGCGACGTTCATAACGTCGTTCACGGAGTCATAAGGGGCAGAATTAACTGGCGCAAATGGCATCAGATCCCCCTTTCCGAGTCGCACGAAATGCTTCCCATCTCTTCTTTGCGGCGGCAGATACTTTTGCCTTATGGTCCTCGGACATGGACAAGTTTTTGGCTCGAAGTGTCGTCGAAATCTTCGCTCTTGTTTCCTCCGAGATAATATGGCCCTTCAAGGACTCGGAGAGCCTTCTGCGCGTTTCCGCACTTTTGGGACGGCCCTTCATGCGGAGCGAATGTTCTGGAAATTTTCTGCCCCTCATCGACTCAGCAGCCCTACGACGGGATTCGGGAAGCTGAGGAGGACGCAATTTACAGGCCGCTCGCATCCTCTCTCGTGTCTCTTCATTGAATGATGCAACACTTCCGCCCAGCCGAAGATTATATCCAACAGTTTTATCGGTTGCGTTCGATAGACAGATCCACAACCGTTCCAGATCGTCCAATTCTTCGCCTACCGGAGCTTCCCCCAGCACATAGAATTCAAAGTTCTGCGCTCCATACTTGCGAATGGCGCGGTTTATTGGATAGGCATGGTCGCCCCTCGCACGCAAGTGCTGTCGTTTCCTTTTAGCAAAATCCCGCGTCTGGCCGATGTAATACCGGCCAGTGACGAGATTCGTCAGTAGGTAGATGACGCCCATTAGTTCCCCTTCAACGCTTCCTGTTCGGCCATGAATTCACGATAAAGTTGAGCATCCATGATGTGACCGTTCGGGCAAGTGGCAATGCCAGGATCGACCAAAGCGCCGCATCCCTTGCACTTCAACCGCTGTTCCGGGTTGCGCCGAACGAGCCAGTCCTCATCCTCAAGATTCAGCCAGCGGGCGGAAACGTGGTGCGTCTCCGGCTGGATGAAGTCGGCGTACTTCGGCCCCTGAGCGTGATACATGCGGGCTTCTTTGACGTATTCGAGCATGGTGATCCGAAGAAGATCCCGTGCGTCCTCAAGTTCCTTCTTGGTCGGAATCGGCCCCGCGGCCCGGAAACAGCCGATGCGCTTCAGAGAGTTCTGGGGAGAATGCCCGATGCCAACGCCAAGAATCTGATCTGCGACGTAGGTTCCCTCTTCCTCGTCCGACCACCTCATCCGTTTGGACTCGTCCACCTTGAGCGGTTCACGCACGATGCCAGGCTGGGGCTCCATTGCGGCGTAGCTCTCTTTTAGGTCTGCGCCCTCCTCGATGAATTCGGTCGGGATCCAGCGATGGTTCTCGTCCTGCTCCCATGCCATCGGAGAACCGACCGCCACGCCAGGGATGAACTTGCGGCCCAGCGAGCCCATGAACACCGTTCTTGCCCAAGGTCCCACGTTGAAGATGTACACCGTGTTTTCGAGGATCAGCCGCTCAATACTGGGAATCGTCACTGGAGCCGCCAGTTTTTCGCCGCGCTGTACCTCGGCCACTCTCTTTGCCGCCTCGTCTGCCCGAATGATGCGTCTCGCCATAAAGTCTCCTTACAGTGCCAGTGCCAGTTTGCGATTCCTTACACCGCTGCTGTCTGCCCGAATCCCAAATCCGATGGGAGCCGGTTGCCGAACTTCTGTGCCGGAGATAACTTGATCTGCCGGCGCTTCTTAATCATCATCGAGCCGCATGGATTGGGCTGAATGTCGATCATCTTGTCGATGTTCTGCGCCGATTCTGACTTTTCCTGATACTCGGCCGCTTCCTTGCGGAGCCTGTGCCTTTCAGCGAATCCCATACCCTGCTGGTGATTCGACCAATCGATGATTCGGGCGATATTCACTTCGTCCGGTGAGCCGGTGAAGACCCAAACCTCTTCGTAATCCCCGCGGTAGGGATAAGGGCCGTTGATGAGCAGTTCCGATCCGGGAGCCTTGAATTGCGCGTTGTACATCTCCGGCGTGCATTGCGTCAATTCAAAAGCTGACCGCCATCTTTCGAGCACCCAACGACCCTTGGCTTCCGGCCCGACGTACACCTTTTTCCAGCGGTACTCGTCATGTCCGTCCGGCCATTTGCCGCCGATCATGCGGCGCACCGAATCGGTATAGACGATGCGCCACAGGTTCTCGCCGAAGTCGTTCTTGCCGAAGCGGGCCATCGGTGTCGGATGGTGCTGCACCTGACCCGCTCCGCCGTTGATTTCAACCAGGCCCATTATCGTGCCTCACTTTGCAAGATAGGCCAGAGCGCGATCCTGCCACGTTGGATCAGCTTCGAGAATTCCGAGATGCGTGTTGCACTTCGCACAAAGCATGCCGCGAGCTTTGCCGGTTTTGTGGCAGTGATCGACAAAAAGCAATTTTTCTGAACCTTGATGCGCCCAAATAGATGGACAAAGAGCACAATGGCCACCTTGCGCTGCAAGCGTTTCATCGTACCATTCAAGGGTGACGTTGTATTTTCGCGCAAGATCGAATCGGCGCTGTTCGAGCGTTCTAGTTGACCGCCAATTACGCGCATATTCATTCTGCTTTTGACGTTTCGCGTCTTCCTGTTTGGCGCGACTCTGCTCTGAAACCACCCGGATACATGAAAGACACCTAACCTTGACCATCCCGAAATCTGATGGATGAAGGAATTGTTTACAGACTCGGCACCATTGCAGACCAGCGACCAAGGCAGCATCATACGATTCGCGAGTGATGCCGTACCGGCCAATGATTGCGGATTGTTGCCTACTGCGAGCATCTCTAATCCTTGCTCTAGACTCTTCGGTTTGCCGCGTTCCTTTTTGCATTTCAGACTTACCCTCCATACCAAAATACTACACTGATATAGAGAGTAAGTCCAACAAAATCAATGCCCAAAGAAATTGCGAGGAATGGTGACGTTGGGGATGTAAGCTCCGAGCCTCGGTTGCCCGTTGCCGATCTGCGCGCCCATGACCAGCCAGAACATCGACTTGGTTGCGACAGAACCATCAGCCGCATACGCCGGGAAGACTGTTTGGCCGTCCACGTCGTAAAGGTCAAGAGCTTTGGCTTCGAGCCGGAACCAGTGCTTGAGGGCAAGGAAGTCGATCAAGCCCGGAAGAGCGCGGGGATTGAGCAGCTTTTCGTAACCGGCCACGGTTCCAGGAGCACGTTTCGCCAGCATGTCTGCCGACTCGCCGCGCTTGCCGCCTTCGATGTCCACACGCTGCACCAGAAGCGCGTTGTTTTCCCACGCGGCGTCCATGTCCACGTTCATGTGAACAACCAGGTCGGACTCCTCAGCCTCATCCTCGCCCTTCGCCAGAATGATCTGGCCCAGCATGGCGCGAACGATGGAGGGTGTCAGAGCACCGTTGGCGGGAATGTAGGGCGTCGAGAACATGCCAGGGAAGGAACTCCGCAGGATGTTCATGTAGTTGCCCGCGTTGCCGCCTTGCTGGTAGTAGCGCAGCCCGAGCAGGCCGGAATTTGCGAGGCCAGCCGAGCCGGTCACCAGAAGGAAGTAGTTCTGGTTCACGCCCGCCGGTACCGCGGCGGTCAGCCAGAGCGTAGTGTTGGCAATGTCCACCGTCTGAATCTGGACGGTCGCCACAAACCCAGCCACGCCAGTCAGGGCAGAGTAAATATCGATTTTCTGTTGAGACTGGAAGAAGTTGGCATTGTTGACGACCAGATAGTTCGTGCCGACGGTGACGATGGTATCCAGCGTATTCGATCCGTCGCCTTGTGCCACGGCGTCCATGAATCCCGCGAAAGTGCGGGAAACCATGTCCTGCGTATAGGCGACAAACCTCTTGATGGCCTTTTCGTCCGAATCGGTTGCCCAGTCCGACTGAGCGGTGTAGGCTCCGCCCTGCCGGAAGTAGACGCAGGACAGAGCGCCAGGAACTTCAATCGGGGCGTTGCCCACGCCGAGGCCGCCGCCGTCCGGGTCCATCTGGCCGAAGTCGCCAGCCTGAATCGGAGTGAACGGAATGCGGCTGGTACGAGACGAAACGGGTTTAATATCGGTGCGCTGCTGAATGCGCGACCACAATTTCGCCGAGACGAGGAACGATTCCTCAAGTTCTGGGCGAACATATTCAAGTTGCGACGCAATTGTTTGCGCGTTATTACCGGCTGCCATAGCGATACACCTCAAGTGAAATGAGTTGCTGTCGCCATTCCGTCGCCGGTTTATCGCTACGTTTTTTGGTGGGAGTCACGCGCTCCGGGCGATCACGCTGCAAACTTCATGGTGATACTTTCAATTGTGCCGTCCGCGCTCAGCTACCGTTTTAGGAGTTCGGTTGTCCTCATGCCTCGCGCATCAAGCTATTTCGATACTATGATACCACAACCTCTTCGGCTTGTAGACCCTTCGCGCCGCGAGCTGCGGAGAATGTCACCCTTTGGCCTTCTTTTAGCGCCTTGTAGCCGTCCATCAAAATTGCGGTGTGGTGAACGAAAATATCCTTTCCGCCGCCGTCGGGAGCGATGAAGCCGTATCCAAGCTCAGGCTTGAACCACTTCACTGTGCCTTGCTGCTTACCGTCCATTGAAAATTACCTGCTTTCCGTCCCGCAGAATGTACTTGCCGTCGTCGAGCATCTTTTTCGTCATTTTCCAGTGCGCGATGGTGTCCTTCGCGGGCTTGGTTGCCACGCGCGTCCAGCCGGTTGTGTCCGCAGGCTTCGCTCCCGGCACTACAGGCTTGGCCACGGCCTTGGCTCGGGGGCCGGGTTTGCCGGGGAGGATCGCATTCACCTCTGCATCCATCGCAATCTTGCCCTTAAGCTCATACGCGGCCTTCATGTGCTTGGCGTAACCCTGTTTGTCCTTCGCGGCCAAGAATCGATCAACGGCATCCGTGTGCTTCTTGTCCGAACGCAGCATCCTATCAAGCCGCGTCTCGTAAAGCTCCCGAATGGCCGAAACCTGCGATTCGCTCGGCTTGCGAGTGCCGATGGCAGCCTTGAATGCCGATTCAGTCACGGAATCCAGAATGCGGGCGCGCTCGAATCCGAACTCCCGAATAGTCTGCGCCTGCTCGCGCTGTTCCAGTTCCGAGTTGGCGGTTGGGTTAGTTGCCGTCGGTTTCGTCTCCTGCTTAGGAGCCTGACGCGCCAGTCCATTCACCCGGTCCACATAGGCCGCAAGCGCATTCCACAACTGCTGTACCGGCCCGCGATTGGCCTCAGGCAAAGCAGCAATCTCCCGCTGCAAGAGCCTCATATTCAGCGCAACATCATTTGCCGCCATGTCTGCCGCGAAGACCTTGGAAACCTCGTGCGAATAGACTTCCGGGGCCATCTCCGCAAACTTCGCCATGACAACCGGAGCGAGCTTCGTGAACGCCTCCGGGTTACCCGCCGCAATATCGTTCACGAACTCAGGCTTCGCGGCCTGAAAATCAGCGTCCAGCCCCTTCCATGCTTCCAGCTCGCCCTTGATCTCTTGAACCGCCTCGGAGCCGCCCTCGGCCTCATACGCTTCGATGGTCGCCAGGGCTTCTTTGACGCCACCGGGTACTTTCGATAGCAGAGTCTGCCGGTCGAACAGGGCTGCCCGCATCTCGCGCGCCAGTTTGGGATTCTCGGCCTTAATCTTATTTAGTTCCGCTTTGGCTTTCTCGGAGAGCTTCAGTTGGCCGTTGGCATCAGCGATGACCGGGGCGGTGTCGTCCTGCGGTTGAGTCTGGTCGGCGGTCTGGGTAGTGGAATCATCGGTTGCGGTAGAATCCACGCTCGTATCGGTCGTTTGATCCGTGCTGGTGTCCACTGCATCGTCTACCGCGTCTAGCAACGCGTCTTCTGGCATACGTTCTCCCTACGCTATATTTTTCTTTCCTTACATTGTTGCCGTACCGATTGGCCCTGGCGGAGCGCCTATCGGTGGTTGTGCGCCGGGTTGCGGCGGTTTCGTGGTCATCGGCGCTGCCGTCGGAAGCGGAGGAATCAGCGCCAGGTGTGCTTTCGTGTGCAGTTTCACATTCAAGACGCCCAGAGCGTTCGGAACGACTTCTCCTGTCGTGTCCGGCCGCCCTACATTCAATTCGCGCCAGCAAGCCTCGGTTGAGAGCCATGCCTGCCCCGCCGGTCCCTCATACTGATGGTAATCAAGTTCGTCAACAGGGATTGAGGGCTGCAAAAGCTCTTCGGGGTACTGAGTGCCATTGAAATCGGTTAGCTCGGGAGCAGGCGGAGCCGGAGGCATAGGCTGTCCAGCCGCCTGAGCCTGCAAAGCGAGAGCTGCGTGCTGCTGGAGGGCCTGTTGCTGCTGCAACTGCCATGCCTGAAGCTCTTGAGGGCTCGGCGGAAGCGGCTGCTGGTCCAAAAGCAGTTCGATTTCGCGCATCTGCTTCGCTGCAGATGTTGCTTCCTGCATCTGCATCTCGGAAAACCCGAATACCTGCTTGAAAATCTCCCAGTTGTAGGGATTCCCGAGCAATTGAAGCGCAACATCGGGGTTCTGTGCTGCGATGGTGAGCAATTGCTGCAAGAGCGCCCGTTTTGCCGCCGTGGACTCAGGGAAACTCGAATCTTCATCGGGAAAAGCGCCAAAATGACCCTTACGCAGCCTTTCCAGTTTCAGCGACTTCGCGCCGTCCTGTTTTGATGGTACCAGAATCTCTTCCGAGTGATCGGGATTCTTGGAAGCACACAGCGCAGCCATGTAATACATGCGCGCCATGAGCCATTGGACCGATTGCCACGGAATTCCCTTGACGCCCATCGCTTGGGCTCTTGCCTGTGCATAGCCATTCGCTGTTTTCTGGTCCTCCATGCCGCCGCCGAACAGAGCCGGAGGTGTTCCAAGCACGAACTGGAGAAATGGGCCGGCCAGGTACTCAAGTCTCTGCACAACGGACTGGGGAAGCACCAAATCGGGTTCGCGGAAGAAATTCTGTTCAAGAGGCATCCCTTGGCGAGCCTTCATCGGAGAGAAAGCGTACGGCTCTGACTTCTGATCCTGAATCGCGTCGAACTCGTCGTCCTCGCAATTGATATATGTGCGCGGCCAGCCAAGATCGGTAGCCTCCCGCATCGCGTTCATCGAGTCGTTGAAGTCGTCCTGGATCACAATGGCATCGTCCATCATCGCTTCCCGCGCCATTCCGTCGCCGGCGTAAGGGAATCCGATGGCAATGGCGTCATCCATCGATTCGTTCCACGACTCGGCGTACACGTCACCCAGGTAGACAGCATGACAGCCTTCCGGGAAAAGCTGATCCAACTTCTCCCGCACCGTCATCGGCTCGCCGTCTTCGTTTACATCGCCCTCCTCGGCTTCATCGAATGGATCGTCGTAGAAGTCGCCAGTGAAATTCGCCGGACGCAGGAAGGCATTGGCTCTCGTGACAAGATGACTGAGAGCCTCTCCGACCTGCGAATAACGTCTTGTCCCCTGCAAGATTCCCAAACGGGCGATGCGCTCATAGGCATTCTCGCAGATCCCTGAGGCTGACGATTTTATCTTCGATTCGATGTGCGGATACTCGCGCTTGGCGACCTTGACGGGCGGATCGTCGAACAGAACACAGGCCAGCAGATCATCCTGGGACTTTGCCGTGAGGGGCACTACTCTGGATTCGAGCGTCCCATGAACCGTGCAGACTTCCATCTGCCGTGCATTGCCGTCGTCGTTCACGCCCCAAAGTTGCTTATTGGCCTCCGTGCGCACCCAGACAATCGTCCTACCTGAGTTGCCCATCATCTCGCAGATGTCGAGCTGGATGCCCTTGACGTTGTTCGAGCGGTCGAAGTAGAGCCGGTAGGTTTCCGCCGTGTCCGCAGCTTCCAAGTCCTCAGTCTTCTGCGTCTTGGGCCGGAAGTCGATGCCCGGGGGGTTCTGCGTGAGCACCGACTCAATCACCATCAGCGTCGGCCGGTAGATGTTGTAATCGCCGATGTACTGCGAGCACTCGAAAGAGCCTTCCGCGGTAGTGATCGTCTCACCAGCCACACCAACCGCAAACCCCCCACCGCGCTGCTCGTAGATGTGCTGAAATCCCCTGCGGTAGTAACGGTTTCTGCGGTCCCGCATAACCTCTCGGCGCCGGTCGAACATCTCCTGCTTGCCGATGTCCTTGAGAGCTTGGGTCAGAGCGCGTTTGAGTTGCTCAGGCAGATCGCGGTTGCGCTCGCCGTAGGTGGGAACTTCATCGGAAGCCGGCACTTCTTCAGGATGCGTCTCGACGACTTCCTGTCCATCGTTCGGAGCATCCTGTTCGTCGATGGTTGCGTTAGTGGACAAGCTGGCTCCCTTGTGTGCGATCCATGACGCGATTCACAAAAGCAATCGTGTCAGCGGCCTCAAACCGCTCCAGAACGGCATTCATCGCCTTACCGTAGGCCGGGCAGCACAGCGGCATCAATGGTGTGTTCTTGCCCCCGCAATACGGGCAGGTAATCTGAGCGCCTTTACCTGCGCGGACGGCTACCACCTGCATCGCCAGAAATTCCAGCTTTTCCTTGGGATCAAGCTCTTCCGCTTCCATGCCGTCCTCAGATCTTGTGCTTGATGAAACGCTCACCCAGCAATCCACGCCCGCGCAAGCGGTGCCTCTGTCCGTAAGTTCTTCGGCTTGCGTGCGCCCAACATGCTCATATCGACCATCCCCACTTGAAGATGAACTCTCGCAGAGAAACCATCTTTGGGTGCTGCCAGCAGAAATTGCGATTGCAGCCCCGAGAACAACGAAGCATTACTTCTTCCTCCGCGCCGAAATCATGCTGCCCTTCCGCTCGGGCAGTTTCATGCCCTTGCTTGCGCTGTCCCACTCCTTCACGCCAGACGCCCCCAAGGCCTTCTTCCCTGAGGGCGAGTTGATCCAGCGCAACTGAGCAAGCGACTTAGCAGGCATCCATTCCTCTTACAGACCGCCGACTACGCGGTAGGTCGTGGTGACCTTGAGCGTTCCGGTGCCAGTGATGAAGGGTGCGCTTGCGTTTGAAATCGTAACCGCTGCATTGATGGCATCGGCCCCAAGATCGGAACTGTACGTGCCAGTTAGCACGTCGATTGCGGTGGCGGTCGGCGTAGTCAGGAAGGTAGCCGCGGCAGTTGTCGATGCTGGATAAGTCTCGCTGGTGCCGTAGAACAGACCAATCGCGCCGCCGTTGGCATAGGCAGTTCCGGTGTTCAGGTTCTCCAGGATCACCTGATTAATGATGATCGCAGTGTTGGCACCGCCGGCGGGAAGCAACTGAACCGGAGTGACCTGCATCCCAAGAACCTGCGCATTGGTCAAGGTCGTTACATTGGTCAGAATCGGATAGATTCCAGTTCCGCCCAGATGATTGTCTGTGACCGTCACGCCAGAGGGAACGGTTGCCGCTGCCAGAATGCCGGCCGTGCCGCCAGCCTTGTACCATTCCGCATCCACAATCACGATACCGCCGCCTGCCGCAGAAGCCGCATTGATGGCTTCCTGTAGGCCGACTGTGCCGCTCGAAACCCTGTCGCCTGTTCCGTGTGAATGGGAGAAGGTCGTGGCGGTGAGGCTGGCCGACTGGTATACGGTTGGCGTGTTGATCGATACAGCCGAAGGCGTTACAGTGTCGGCATTCGCGCCGGTTCCGACCACGACGGGGGCATTGGTGGCCAGCGGCGAGATGTACGTCCCGTCTTGGAGGGCCACGACGCCGGAAGCGAGGACGAGGGTTTGGGTTGCGCCGGAAGTGGCACCGCTCGGGCTATCCACGATCAACGGCTGAACGTCGGAAGTCACACCGTAAGCGTAGGAAACCGCGCGGTACTCGCCTGCAAAGAAACTCGGCTCTTTCAGTCCCATGTCATTCTCCTGTTAGTACAGATTCTGATTTTCTTCCGGCTCTTCGCCGTCGCCGTGCTCGCCTTCTTGCTCTTCCTCGTTGAAGAACTTGCCCAGATGGGATTTCAGTTCTTCAATGTTTTCATGATCGTGCGCCCCGTGCTCCGGCTCGTGCCGGCCATCTTCATGGATGCCGTGCGACTTCATGCCGTAGCCGTCGTGGGAAACGATCATGTGCTTGGATTCCGGTTCGGCTTCGTGCAGATGCTCGGCAGCCTCGTGCATGTGATCGCCCTCACCCTCTTGTGGTTCGGGTTGCTCGCCGCCCTCCTGATGTTCAGCAGCGGCTGGCATTGCGCCCATGCGGTCGGCTTTGCGCGCCTGGAAGCCCGCGCGGTGGAAATTGCCTTTCATGTCCTTCGCCATCAGTCTTCCTCCGGTAACGATTCTGCCGCTGCCTTGAACTGGCGGAACGGCACGGTACGCGCCTTGGGTTTCGGTTCTGCTTTCGGTTCGCCTTCGATTGCCCGCAAGCGGGTTTCGTGATCTTTATACACCGTCTGGCAGTCCAAGGCAACTTCAAGGGTCTGTCGTGCATCGGCTTCTAGCCGCTCGCGGTATTCCCGCAGCTTCTGGACGGCCCTGACCAGGATCACATTCTCCCGTTCCAAGTCATCGATTCCAAGCCACCGCTTCAACGTGCCGACCATCGCGTCCTCCGCTTGGTGTGTTTCCGCTGATCCGACTCAAACTTACGCATTGCCATAGCAAGCTCTGTTGGCTCTACAATAACACCATCCTCAACAAATTGAGCCGCAACTTCTGCCCGGACAACAGAAATCGGGGTTTTGGCCGATCTGAGATAGCTCTTGAGGCCGTACCTTGCAGCCTCAGAAACATCCTGTTCGAGCTTGGCCTGTCCCTTGTCTGTCTTGAGAACTACATCTAAATCCTTGGGATCGCGCATCAGAACCGGCAACGCTTCGAGCAATTCCGGGCATTCCGCCGAGATCAGCCAGACCATATCCCCAGCCGTTCCCTTGCACTTTGTGTTCATCAGCAGCTCGTACATGAGCGTCCAGCCGCCGGGCCGGTCATTGTCTGCTGGTTCAGGCTCGGGCAACTCATGAGCCACAAGCTCTTTGCGCTGATTCAAGGCAATCGTGTTCGGAGAGTCCCGCTCGCCAAACGCATCAGGACTCAGGAAATACTGCTTGATGAGCTTGCGCTCGGATACCGGCGTCGCGTTGACGATCTCCTGCCCCACCTGCGTCGAATCCAGCTCAGACACGATCTTGCGCCGGTACGTCACCACCACCCGTAACGGTTTTGGTACATCCCACCCCAAAATCTGCTTGACATCGCCTGGAGAAACGACCTGGACCCCATGCCAGAACGTAGCGCAGAAGTGGCTTTTGCCCCAGTCCTGACTCAGCCAGCGCGTGGACCACGGCTTGAGTATCTGCCCAGCCTGGGTGGCGTCGATCATGGTTGCCTGCCGGTCGTACGCCCTGCCAAAATAAGCCCCTTCGAGCGATTCCCACGAGCCGAGCAGATCGCGATTCCTCAAGGTAGGATCAAGCGAATTGAGAGATTTCCCGTAGTCCGAGCGCGTGATGAAATACTCGAACCGCTCTTCGTTCGTCCAGCCGTAGTAGTCCTCGTCCGTCAGCCCGTCCGCGGTAAGCGCGTCCCGCGACCACTCGACGTTATCCCAGGGGTAAACATGCAGAAACCTGAAATCATTGGGATCTTCTTGCTCGTTGTATTCGTGCGTATGGAACCACTTGCGCAGCGTCTGAATGCCGGCGCCGCCCATGTTGAATAGCAGCAGCATCTTAGCTCCGCCACCCGGCCAGCGGCAGGCGTTCTTCATCTCCCGCAACTCCTGTTCGGTGAACTGCTCCGCCTGGTCGACAATGATGTACCTATAGTTCGCGGAGCGGAAGCGCCGCTCAACGTCGGCCAGGTTCTCCGCATAGGAATAGTCGATCTCGGAGCGCGTCGAAGGGATAACTAGTTTAGAATCTGTGACCCGAAAGCATGACTGTAGATGCGGCCATGTCCTGAGCGTGGGCTCAATATGGTATTTCCGCACTTGGTCGTAGTTGCGCATCACCACGCAGCTAACGATGCCCTTTTCCTCATGGGAGAGCGTGAGGATTACGCGATCAGCGCCGCCGGACTTGGCAGCCCCACGGCCGCCGCCCACGCCAATCCAGCCAGACCAGCGCGAGCCGAGCCATTCGAGGATTGTCCATTGTTTCGGCTGAAGCGCGATCTCTAGCGCGCTACCCAAACCGCGCCGCCTGCTGGGATCTGGTTGGCATTCATGAGCCTATAGTAGACGCCGGTGGCCGCAACGTAATCAGTCGCGGTAGCAGTCAGGAAAGAGATCGCTCCGCCCCCACCGTAGTTGACAGCCAACCACGTTACACCATCTACGGACTTTTGCAGCGTCAGAGAAACGCCGGAATTGTTGAGGACAGAAATAACTACCTGCATCGGCTCGGGAGTGAACGAAAATCCCTGCAGGCCGACATTAGCAGCGATAGCCTCTGTGGTAGCTAAGACTTGCAGACTTTCGCCCGCCGATAAGCTCGTTTGTCCTGCTGCGCTCCAAGCTGGCATAGATCACCTCACGCAAAGCATATCACTTTGGCTTGCAGATCACACCTTTTCCCCTCGGATTGTACCACTATTCTTTCGGCCCGATCCGCCGCACCACTACCTCTAGCGGCTGGTCGCTATCGCCAGCGTGCGTGATTTTCTCGCCCCACTTTTTCGGGTTCCACTTCGCCAAGAGCTTCAGTCTGGTATCCACGCGAAGCCGAGACCGGTTAATATGCTCTGCGTTGACTCGCGGACCAAACTCCGTTTCCTGCCAGTCATTCGAGCCATCATCCGCGATTGCAAGGCATTCCTGTGCGATCTGATCCTCGCCAGACTCACGCGCCTGCGCGAAGCGTATCTGAAATTCCTTGTCCTTCGCCAGCCAATCGTAAACGGCTGAATATGAAGGCGTTTCGGGTTGTCTACAAAAGTCGCGGAGCGTTTTGCCGTCCGCAATCCATGCAATTACTTTATCTGCAATATCCTGCGGGACTGGCGCCGTTGGTCTGCCTGCTGGCATTTATGCAGCCCTCTTCTCGCGCCATTGCTGCCCGATGCGGGTCCAGCTAGTCCAGCCCAGGCGCGGGGTGATTACGCGCTAGGTGATGGTGGGCTTGCGGGTTGTGGTCGTGGTGGACATGATGAGCACCGGGTAATCATACAACATCTACGCGGTGAAGCCTAGCATTTTGGCTCAGGCGTGTCAAATCGCGTTCGCTGTACATCCGCCTGCATTCGCTTTACACGCGCCTCGCATCCGATCTTAATCTCTTGCTTCTTAATGGACTTGCGGACTAGCGATGAATATCGCTCTCGCCAGCGTAAGCCTTTGGCCTTGGGTCCGATCATGGGTTGATTTTACCACTTGACGCCGTGAATACTTATGTATATGATAGACGGATGAGAAAGCTCCACGACCAATGCGCCCACGGTCACCCATACGATAAGACGGTTATGCAGAATGGTGTACCGCGCCAGGTATGCTCGAAATGCCGCAAGGCTGCCTATAGCCGCTGGAAGTCAAAGAAAACAGGAAAGATAGATTGTGGAAAAAATAATTGAAATAAGTGTTGACGAATACAGATGTATTTGCTACTCTGTATTTGTAAGTGAGAGGCAACCAGCCTCATGGAGGAACGAAATGGAAAAGCTACTGGGTGAACTGACTTACGACCTTCCCGGAGCCCGCGGTGGTCACCGTTCTGAACCAATTTTCTTCGATGTTCCGCAGCCCGAACTGGACGAAGACGGCTATATGCTTCCGCAAGTTGCTGAAGCATATACGCTCGCTCAAGCGCAGCTCGAAGATCGTTTGGTGCTCTTGCGCGATGATTCGGAAGCAACCAATATTCGCCTGCGCAGTGACGAACTGGTGCTGCGGTACGCTTTCTAACCTTCCCCGCGCCGTCTCCACGCACCATCAACCGAGATCAGAGGCAACCAGCCTCATGGAGGAACGAGATGGAATGGATTAGCGTCAAAGAGAAGTTGCCGCCGTGTATGCTTACGGTAATCACCACCAACGGTCGAAAAGTCACGCAAGCCTATCGCACCTCCAACGATGCGAGCGCGTTCTCAGCCTGGGCTCCGAACCAGGTCACGCACTGGATGCCGCTCCCCGAGCCGCCGAAAGAGTAGCGTAGCACTAACCCGCTTGAAGCATGGGAGCGTAAACGATGGGAACGCTCTCGGTTTTGGGTTTACCAGGCAGTTCAATATGTTCGTAGTGTCACCAGCCCGCAGAAAGGAAATGAGCCAAATGATACTCACAATCGAAGAAATTTATGCCATCCCAGTTAATGGCGATGGTTGGCGCTTAATGC